GGACTTTCCAGAAATTCCAACAGACTTTGAGCAAGGTACTGACTTTAAACTTGCAAAAACGCAAAAAGGTCAGTATGCAGATTACTCAACATCAAACTGGGCTCGTAGAGAGCGTGGCTTGACAGAAGATGAGCGAAATGCAATTGCATCAAATGGGTTGCATAATCTGGATGATTATATGCCAAAGAAACCTACAGCAGAAGGCGTTAATGCTATCTTTGAAATGTTCGAAGCTAGTGTAGATGGCCAGTTGTATGATCCAGCTCGCTTTGGACAATTTTATCGTCCAGCAGGTGTAAACTTGGATAACATTTCAAGCGCACCAGCAGCTCCAGCGACACCTGCTCCTGTAGCAGAAACAGCACCTGCACCGGCACCGGCGCCACAGGCAGTTGCAGAGTCAGCACCAGCACCAGCAGCTCCAGCGGCTGATGCTAGCCAATCTAGTGCAGCAGATATTCTTGCCGCAATTAGAGCTCGCAAAAACTAAACCATAAGCTGACATTATAGTGGGGGATCAATTCCCCCACTGTTTATATTCTATAGGAGATTACTATGGCAAGACCATTTGACGTAAGCAAATTCCGTAAAAGTATTACTAAAGCGGTGCCCGGACTAAGTGTCGGGTTTAATGATCCAGATACATGGATCTCAACAGGTAACTATACCTTAAACAAACTAATCAGTGGAGACTTTGAAAAGGGTATTCCACTAGGTAAAGTATCAGTATTGGCTGGTGAATCAGGCGCAGGCAAGTCATACATTGCGGCTGGTAATATTGTTAAACAAGCACAACTTCAAGATATTTTTGTTGTACTGATTGATACTGAAAACGCACTAGACGAGACTTGGTTGCATGCACTAGATGTAGACACCAGTCCTGAAAAATTGTTAAAACTTAACTTAGCAATGATTGACGATGTAGCCAAAGTTATGAGTGATTTCATGACAGACTACAAAAAAGAATGGGCAGACAAGGAAAAGGACGAACGTCCTAAAGTATTGTTTGTGATTGACTCATTGGGTATGATGTTGACACCAACTGATGTTAAACAGTTTGAAGCAGGTGATATGAAGGGTGACTTGGGCCGTAAGCCTAAAGCACTAACATCACTGGTTCGTAATACTGTTAATATGTTGGGCGAATACAACGTAGGACTAATGGCAACTAACCACACATACGCATCGCAGGATATGTTTGATCCAGATGATAAGATTAGTGGTGGGCAAGGCTTTATCTACGCAAGTAGTATTGTGGTTGCTATGCGTAAACTTAAACTAAAAGTAGACGCAGACGGCAACAAGACTTCACAAGTACATGGTATTAGAGCGGCGTGTAAGGTAATGAAAACACGTTATGCTAAACCGTTTGAAAGTGTACAAGTGGAGATTCCATATGAAACTGGTATGAGCCCATACAGTGGACTTGTAGAGTTCTTTGAAGCCAAAGATATTCTAAAGAAGAGCGGTAACAGTTTGGAATACACTAGCCACGTAACTGGTGAAGTAATTAAAATGTTCCGTAAGCCTTGGAATGCTAATAAAGATGGCGCATTAGACCTTATTATGAGCGAATGGGATGACATTGCTGTTGATCAGTTAACTGAACAACCCGTGGACGAAGATTCCGAAGAAGAACTAAATAGCCTTGATGAAAATTTATCCACTATTGAGGAATAATAATGAAACTATCAAGTAATGACGCAGTAAGTCTTGCAGAATTGTGGGACAGCATCAAAGCATATGTTCCAGTTAAGGATAGAAGCACAGCGGCCCAGCATTTTTTAAGTGCGGTACAAGATAGTGCTTTGTGCGATCTAGAAGAACATGCAAACGAACTTCATGGAGTTTGTAGCATTCTAGATCGTGCCCTTAAGGAATATGATGTTGATGATGAATTAGAAGAATATGAAGAAGAATCTGAGTGGTAATTAGACAGTGAACTGGTTATCAAAGATACGAAAAGATATCAATCAAATAGTTTATGCGATTGACTACTATGAAAAAGAGCTTACTGAAGCTAGGATTCAAACAGGACTTCGTGGCAGTGTTGAAAAGCATAGCCGCGATATGCCTGGAGTAGTTGAACAACGTTTTGGACAATTACAAGAAATCGAAAGTATCTTAGAGTTCTTAAACATAGAACTACGTAGAATGCGTAGTGAGAAATTCAGGAAGTTTCTGGAGCATTATAACAGACAACTTACTAGCCGTGATGCGGAAAAGTATGTTGATGGTGATCCAGATGTCGTGAATCAACAGCATCTTATTAATGAGTTTGCCCTGTTGCGTAACAAGTATATAGGACTATCAAAAGCATTAGACGCCAAGCAGTTTCAGATCAATAATATTGTGAAGTTACGTGCAGCTGGACTTGAAGATGTGAGTTTATAGTGTAACAGAAGGTGTGATCAGGCCTTGTTGTATATAGCTAACACAGAGCGTGTTGCAAAGTCGTTAAAGATATCGTCTGCGAACATCCATTCTGTTACACAATTTACTTATCGTATGATTTAAAAATCATAAAAAAACCAATAAAAATT